CCAAGTTAAGGGGTTACCGGCCAAGCGCATGTTGAATATGCCTTGTCGGTTTCTATCTTAGTTTGATCGGATTGCGTCTTACAACGGTCCGATTGGCCCGAGTCTTTAAGTGGAAGGCTCAGAAAACTAACTGCCCAATAAATGTCTCATTGAGTTCCAAAGTGAAGTGGATTTACGCCCACACCAGCAGAGTAGCCAGATGTCTCACTCTAAAACTTCACTAGACAACCGCATTCACCGTACGTCTAAAGCGTTGCGTTGAAGCGTATAGGCTGGACTTTAAGCACGTAGTCCTAAACTTGATAATCTAACAGTCCAATACAACAAACACGTGCGGCGATAACACCGCGCGCAATGCTGCTTAGAGGATAGAAGATGTAGGCGCAATAGCAATATGTACACTAGCCGCCGTGATCGTTGTCGCGGTCACAGCTAGAGCTATTGTGCCAGGTTGGTTAACTTTAATCTGATAACTACTACCCATATTCAATCCGGATACAAGAACCACCGTCCACCGTTTCGGTGCGTTGATTCCTACAGCAGGGGTGATAGCATCAGCAGTTATAACCGTGCCAGTATAGAACACATCTAAAAGATAAGTTCCAGGGAACTGAAATGAAATATTCGAAAGTGCATCCACTGTAACACCATTCGTGTTAGCCCCAAGAGTCGGTGCAATACCGAGGGGATTTGCAGCGGTTTGAGTGTTGGCTCCAGTAATAGTACCACCTAAAGCTAGGAAAGAAGCGTCCTCGTAAACCGGCGTCATTAGTCGAACTGTGTATTCAACATATAACTCTCCGAGTACCGAGGAAGCTGTAGTGACTCCTTGTGTAATTAGGTTGAGAAAACCAATGTCATAGGTCTTCAAATCTGTATTAGCTGGTTGCGCGGCTGGTCGAACATATGAAGTTTTGGACTTACGAAGGTCCTCTTTCATTGAAACATGTTTACATTCTAACCAAGGTGCGCTACGAATAGCGCTACGATATGCCATGGCCTGTTGCTTTGTGGCAGCAGCAGGCTCAGTTGCATCGTAAATGACAGCGAGGACTAATGTACCACCTAAGGTTGTTGGAGCCTCAGTTTCGTACACAAAATTTAGCTTCTCAAAGTTGTAGGACTCGTAGTTTACTGCAACTCGGGAAAGCCATTGGAATGTACCTCGTTGTCCTGGGTTAATTGGAATAGTAGTGTTATTAAACACCGACGGTGTGCCTGTCCCAGCAACAACATCTTGAATATACTCACGATGTGTGATTAAACAATCACCATTGGGTAATGTTGTCATCTTAGGACGTGGAGTTCGAACACTAAGGCCTTTCGCGATGGGGGCCGAACTGTGTCTGATCTCTCCTTGTTTGGCTTTCTCAGGCTTAGAGGATGCTTGCTGCCTCTTATCGTCTTGAAAGCGCACTTTCTTTTTCTCCTTTGGAGCGTTCTTGCCTTTCATGGCTGATTTCATGGTTTTAGGTCTAAAGCGTTAACTTGTCTTTTGAATCGAAATTCGACCGGTTAGCCAAGTCTAACCGCGCTCTGACCGTCCTAGCAACGCTAGGACTGTGGTCCACTGGCTGGGACCGATTTTTCTCTCCAAGTTGCGGCCACATCCTTGCCCTTAAACCTTACTGTAGGTTTTACATCGGCTAGGAATGGCCCAACTTCATCGGTAACATCACTTTCGACATCATCTACGATGTCCTCATCCTCTTTCTCGTCGTAACTTAGCCCGGATGATGGGCTTGTTCCACTTCCTCCTCCTCCTCCACATCCTCCAGATCCGCTAGCAGCGGCAACGGTTCCACTAACTGTGGTGAGCCGTTTAACAATTGGAGCGAGTCCAAAAGCCACTGCGTGCGCTGATATTGGTTTACTATCGTTACTGGGGGAAATAGGGGCCTTATTGCTATGTCGTGCCGGAGTCCCCAGGGCATGATTAGCAACTGAATTACTTATCGTTGTCGTTTTAGAAATAATTGTAGTAGCGGGCGTTGTTGTATTTTGTAGACTCGGCGCGCCGCGTGGTGCCTTACAAGGAATTTTTGTACCATGTGGTATAACCTGGTCATCAACGACAACAGGTTCCTTTGAAACTGCTACAACTGGTGCCATAAACATGGGAGCAACCAGAATAGCCTCTAAAGACGTGACACTATCTACCCAAGCCAAGAATTTCTTGTACTCAAACTCGGGCATAACTGTGTCAACGTATGATATCATCCAAGAAGCTTTCATGTTGGGATATTGAACATCGGCTTCATAGGATGATAACCAAGAGCTAACAGCTTCAGTATAAATGTTTTTCTCTATAGTACCATGTAATGACTGCACTTTCCTACACAAATCACCAAGAATGGGGGTGTTGATGTCAGAAAGGGCAAAACTCCTAACTTTCTCCAATAATTTCATGGAGGGTGTAACATTAGGAGGTAACTTAATAGTTACATGGAATTTAGAGATCTGGCGTGGTACGTCACAACACGAATTGACGTCCCCATACCAAACACATGGTGAATAAATACGCGCCAGGAACTTAACTCCACCGTGACCACGGCGGATCGGTTCAACTTCAAGTTCCTGTCCAATGCACGAAGCAGCCTTTTGGTAAACCTTACCATCAAGATCTGCTGTCAACCCATCATCACCGCCATAGATGCCAAGCTTAGAAAAAGCTTCTTCTGGTGTGTAAAAACAACCATTGGCATCCTTGGACATGCGAAATCCTAAATAAGCAGTGAAGGCGTTAACAAGCGTATTAAATAACGACGTTTCAGGAGACCCAGAGGCTCGACTGAAACCTGACAAATAAGCGGTTCCAAAGGTCGCAAAGGCCTTCAAATTAAATTGACCTTTATGCAACCTCATAATTTCAGAGTGATGTATAGCGCGAAAAGCACGAATTAGAGCAATACGTTCAAGCTCTCGCATCATATTGGAACCATGGCCATCGAATCGTTTAAAATCAGAATTGGTCGTATGAGACTCACACGACTCACAAACTGAAGCGACTCGGGAGGAAATTTTGATCGGCGTTAGAGAAAAGGCATACCAAGGCTGTGTTTTCATCACAGACTCAAAGGAATACATAAACCTGCTGTATTCACGTTTGTCAACACCATTAATGGTTGAAATGGCCCGAGGGTCCTTGACATTCGTGTAAGCTTCTTTCTTTCCAAACATGTTAATAATTCGATCTGGAAGACCACATTCGGAGTTGGCAAGAATGCGTCGCTGCGTGGGACGTTTCTGTCTTGACAATACCTCATCATAGTCTACCGGATCTAACAAGTATGGAGTAGGGATGAGTAATTTAACAAATTCATCCATACAATCAACAAGAAAAGGAGTTAACGGTAACTCCTTAGGTCTAAT